AGAAGAAATTGCTAAGATTGTAGATGTGAGAAACTCGTATCTCTCTGGAGTTGAGCAAGGAAAAGTAACTAGTGATATCTTCGCATTTCGCACTCAGAACGAGCTAACTCCAGATTTCTGGAAAGCTCCTTCAGTTGTGAAGCTGGGATATGATATCTCTGCACTTGGTAAACTAAGTGATGATACCGCAGTTGCGATGACTGCGATAAAGACTGAGCAAAGAATGCATCAGGAAGCAGTTGATCGTGCTGTTGCAGCTGCACTACCGGAAGAAATCTCCGCACAGCTGATAGATTTTTCAGATGATCTGATTCGCTCAGCTAATCCTACTGGAGCTGGCCCTAAATTTGTAAGTTTCGCAAATGGTAATTACGGAACTGCTGCATCTGCTGCTGAATATATTGGCAGCGTAACTACTCGTGCGATTAAGAATGCGAAAGAAGCTGTAACTGCTCAGTTAACTCCTTCTCTTGTGCGGCTTCGTACTGATGCTAAAGCTGCTATTGAGCTTGAAACTATCTTTGCTAAGCTTCGTGGCACTCCTGAGAAATACGTTTTCTCTGAAGCTGGTGATTCTCTCGTATTGCGCTCTTTTAAGAAATACGAGGATGCAGTTAAAGCAGGAATGAAGGATGTTAAAGAGCCTGTAATTCTTGACCCTAAAGCTCCTCTCTCCATTCCTATCAAGAGTGATGATGTGCGTGCATTCTTGCGGGCGCATGTGGATGCTAACGGGAAACGACTTAATAATCTTTCCACAGTTCGCTCTGCTGGAAGTCTACAAGAAGCTCGCCATGCAGATACAATCTATCCCCCGCCTAGGAATCCAAAAGATTTTCCATTCTTTGCATTCGTGGTAGATGATACCATTACTGGTGGCGGACATTCAAAGATGCTGTATGCTGCATCTGAGAAAGAACTGCAATCTCAGATCAATGCAGTAAAGACTCAGTTTCCTGAATTTAAAGTTCTCACTAAAGTAGACGCTGAGGATTACTATAAGAGTATCGGGAAATTTGAATATGAGAGAACTCTCTCGGAAAATCATATTGATGTAGCACTTGCAAGAAAAGGTATCTCAACTCCTTTTCTGGTACGTACCGATCCAGCTAAAATCACTGATGATTTCCTAGACTGGCACTTGAGGAATGAAGCTTCCACTGTGCGAGAGATTATCTCTGCAAAATACCAGCGTCCGTTTGAGGAACTCCTTACTCTTGGTAAACAGTTCACTAATGTATCTTCCTCTCGCTACGGTAGTAAATCTCTCCTGAAATATGCTGAGAACACGGCAGCTAATCCTTACCTAGATTATGTTAAAACCTCTCTTGGTATTAACACCGCTAACGAATATCCATTCTGGAGCGGCATTCAGAAGAGTCTGGATAATCGTATTTCTTCTCTTTTCGCTAAGATTGATGAAGTAAGGAGAGATGCAAAATCAGTTGATGATCTCGTTGTTATTAACCAGCACCTCAAAGAAGCTGGGTATGATGGTGCGTATTACAATGCAGTGACCAACTCACTGGCGAATCACACAGCACCGAAAGCTGCATTGGCGGATTTTGTGCAAAAATCTAATGCACTTCTTGCAACTTTCACACTTCGCCTCGATCCGCTTAACTCTCTCAACAACGTAATTGGTTCTAACGTTCTCCGCAGTACAGAACTTGCAGCAGTCTTGAGAGCTATGAAAAGTGGCGATGCTGTGGCAGCTGGTAAACTTGCAGAACTCGTCAATCTGAAACTTCCTGGCCTGGATAAATCAACTCTTACTTCCGGGAAACTTCTCTCCAATGCAATTAAGAATTTCCATGACCCGGAGCTGAGAGAATTTTATCGTGCTCATGGATTCATAACTTCTGTGCGCGATCAGTATCTGCAAACTCTTGATACTCTCGCATTGAAAGGTACTGAGAATGCATTGGACCTCTCAGGGAAATTAAGAAAAGCTCATGAGTTAGTGGAGCAAGGAACTAAACTTACTGGTAACTCTCTTGCGGAAGAATTTAACAGATTCGTAAGTGCAGATGTGATGAGACAAATCACTGACCATGCAGTTGGTGCTGGTGTAATGTCTAAGAGAGAAGCTCTCACTTACATCAATACTTTCGTGAATCGTGTTGAAGGTAATTATCTTGCAGCTCAGCGGCCAATGATGTTCCAAGGGCCAGTTGGTCAAGCTATTGGTCTTTTCCAGACTTATCAGTTTAATCTAATTCAACAACTTCTTCGTCATGTCGGTGAAGGGAGCGCTAAAGATGCAGCTATGCTCTTGGGTATGCAGGGTACTATCTATGGCCTCAATGGACTTCCTGCATTTAATGCCATTAATACGCACATTATTGGAACCGCTTCTGGCAATACTAACCATACTGATGCTTACAGTGTAGTGTACGGCGCGGCTGGTAAAGAAGCTGGTGACTGGCTGATGTATGGAGTAGCTTCTAATTTCCTTCTCCATCCTGATGCTAAGATGAATCTATATACTCGTGGTGATATTAACCCGAGACATGTCACTGTTGTTCCCACTAACCCTGCTGATGTTCCTATTGTAAATGCTTTCACAAAAGTAATGGGTAATATCTTTGACACTGCAGCAAAAATAAAGGGAGGAGGTGATGTATCTACTGTGCTCCTGCAAGGGCTAGAGCATAATGGTGTTTCTCGACCCCTTGCAGGTTTAGCACAGGTGCTTGAATCTTTCAACAATCCTTATCGGGCAGTTTATTCCACCACTAATGCAGGTGATGTAATTGCTACGAATGATCTCGTAAGTCTTGCATCTGCTGGTAGACTCCTTGGAGCTAGACCTCTCGATGAAGCTTATGTGCGGGATGCTGTATTTAGAAATAAAGCTTACGCTGCTAAAGAGCACGATAAGGTGGAAAGATTAGGAGAAGTTGTTAAATCTACTCTTATTGCAGGTGGGGAACCAACTGAGGAACAAATGACTGGCTTCCTTGAGTCTTATGTCAAAGCAGGAGGAAGACAAGAGAATTTCAATAAGTTCATGATGAGACAGTATATGAACGCGAATACTTCTCAGGCGAATAGATTAAAAGATTCTGTTTCAAACTCGTATGCTCAATCACTCCAGAAAATTATGGGTGGTTATGACCTGAGAGATTTCTCTAAAGAGTAAATCCCCCGTTTTTCCTTTTCACTAACTCTGTTATAGTTCCTTCTAATTAAAAAGGAGAATTTTAAATGCCCTCTGTACTCTCTCTATCTCGCGGTAATACTTACGTGGATGAGAATGGTGTGAATCGTACCATTAACTCTACTGCTGTAAATGCCTCTAGTCTTGGCTCCAATACCTGCGTAGCAGCGCGTGGAGCAGGAATTAAAATCCGGGTAATTGGTTTTGTGCTTACTTCCACTCTTGCTCAGACTGTTACATTCCTGAGTAACGCTGTTGCTATTAGTGCTGCTTTTCCTGTAGCTGCAAGCGGCGGCTTCGTAGTTCCTCAGACTGATTGTTTGTATTTTGAGACTGCTGCAAATGAGGCTCTTAATATCAATCTGAGCGCAGCTACTGCAACTGGTATCACTATTCTGTGGGTGGAGGCAGTTTAAAATGAATTTCTTCTCCAGAATTAAACTACTTTTCTCTCCAGTACAAACTCCACAAGAGCAGCAATCTTATGTGCATGTTCATGTAAAGCGTCCGTACTACCATGAGATCATCGAGAAAGAGAATGGTACTTGGGAGTTGCGAGTTTACAGGCGCGCTGATTCTATGATTGTGCTAGATCAAATTTGTAAGAACAGGTCTGATGTACTTGATCTTGCTGAGTTTGTTATGAAACAATATTGTGAGAAGGGAGAACAATAATGGCACTCGGATTTGCTGTTGGTTTGAGAAATGCAATACTCGATCAGATTACTGCGAAGATTGATGCAGGTGCTGGTGCTGGCTTGTTTCGTATCTATGATGGTACGCGCCCTGCACTAGGCGGTACACCTACCACGCTTCTGGCAGAACTTACTTTTTCTGATCCTTCCGCATCTGCTGCCGCTAGTGGCGTACTTACTGAGAACGCAATTACTCAAGATGCAAGTGCGAATGCAACTGGCACTGCTACATGGTTCCGTGTGGTGGATTCTACAGGAACTTTCGTGATGGATGGTAGTGTTGGAACTTCTGGCTCTGATCTGAATCTTGTCACTACTTCCATTACTGTTGGACAGCCTGTTAGTATTAATAACTATGCCAGCTTCACGGCAGGAAATGCATCGTAAGGATAAAGATTATTATGCCACTTACTACAGCCCAACTCACTACGCTTAAAGCTCATGTTATTGCCAACGCAGATGCTGCTGTTCAAGCTGCTTATGCAGCTGGCAACGACACGGAACTTGCACGGCTTTATAACTTGCCATCAGCATTTATCGTGTGGGAACCGTACACTAGCAAGGTTGCTATCTTCGGTGCTATTAACTGGAAAAACTTTACTCCGCTGGATCCTGTTCCAGTAGCAGCAGTTCCAGCAACGCCTACTGAGGGTGAGAAATACGCTCTGCAGCAATACACAGCTCGTGCCAAGGTTTGCCAAAGCAGCCAGTTCAATATACAAACGCTGCTAATTTCCCCGGGCGATACGCTTGATATG